AGTGTAATTGTATGTATGAACACTTTCTACTATGTATTGTTTTAGGCTTTTCATTTTTTATTCCTGTATTAATTATTTATCATTTTTGTCTGATTTTACGGAGAGCATTTTCAATAGTTCATTACGGTCTAATGCCTTACCTTCACCTAAAGGAGTGTTTTCAATCTCCTCTGTTTTACTAGCTATTTTTTGATCCAACTGTGCCTTTTTCAACTGTAGTTCAATCATCTTAAGTTTTTTGTTAATCTTCGCAGTTTTAGCAGTAATAGCGTGTCCAAGCATTGTTCCTGCACTATTGAATATCTCACTTGCGAATCTGCTGTCAACTTGCATACCCAAGTCCATTAGGTCTTTGTAACTGCTTGTTGCTAGTCCCGCAAGTTCGTCCATTTCACCATCAGCCATATCAAGACCTCGTACTTGAGGTAATGCATTCTCAATCTTTTCTATGTTATCTAGTGTTTCTGTAATAACTAACTCTGCATTATCGGGAATAGGAATACTAAGAGTGTCAATCTCACTCTGAGGTAATTCAAAAAGTTCTTCTAGTTTTTTAGTCATGAAAGTATTTATTTACTTTCGTGACCCGTTTCTAAAAAGGTCATCTTCAGTTATAACTCTGAATGTATAACCTTGTATTTTACAGTAGGCCATTGCAGCCTGCCATTTTGCATGATTGATTGCCACAACTATCTTATCCTTTGCGCTTGCACTACGACTTTCAATAAGACTTTGCTTTTTAGGTTTTATTTCAACTACCTCAGCAATTGATTTACCATATTTATTTTGATATACAACGAAAAAATCAGGAATATAGTTATGCACTTTACCATCCATTGGATGACGATATGGTATTGCTATTGCTTCACTTGCCCAATGCGTTACATTATTATGTGTGTCACAAAACGTCATAAACGTTAATTCCCAACCACTACGATATTTAGGTTTGTGCTTACCTACATACTTTTGTGGATTTTTGGGAGTGAATATACCTTGTGCATAATTTGCCATGATTAAAGCACAATATTACGTGCTACTGGTTGATTTGATTTTGGTATGTATGAGATTCCATACAATGATGTTTTGCTTTTAAAACTGTTTAAATAATAAGCAAGTATTTGATTAAGTTCCATTTTATTCTTTCCCTTAATTTGATCCAGTAGGTCAAGAACAGAAATACCACTATCTTGTGCGATCCTAAACAACACAGCAGTAAAATTATTTGCGATATTTTTCGTAGTGCATACTCCTAAAAAGTAACTATGTACTATATCATATTGATTACCTGCTACTATTAGGTCAAAGGAATAAAATGAATCAAAGATTCTAACAGTTTGATCCATAGTTGTGCGAGTGTCTAGTATTTGTGCCATGCTGTATTTATATATTAATTAGGACCAGTATTTGATTTTCCAGCGTAGGGATTTCTTGTTAGTTGCTGTGGACTTGACTGTGCGGCAGTAGGAGCACCAAATGTACCTGAGTTAGTTGGTGTAGCGCCAAAGATAGGTGTAACCACATTTATATTTCTATTAGGTGTTTGTTGTACTGCATTAATAATACCTGTAGTCAGTTCGCTTTGTGCAATTTGTTTTAAGTTTGCATTCTTAAATGTATTATACGTTGTACCGGCAGCTTGTACTGCACCTAGAATATTACCATTAGCTAAGTTATTTACGACACCGCTAGCTCCATCTACTAAACCACCTTGACCTAAAATATTTTGCTGACTACCTGGTCGTGATATAGGACTCACAGTTCTGTCATAATGAGCATCTAATCCAAATCCAGTTACAATATCACTTGGTGAAGTACCACTGATAGCACCCTCGTTATACACTACGGTTTCATAATCAAGTGTCATTTGATTTTCCATAGTACCGGTACCTTCAGCATAACTATAAGTGTCATGTCCAAAACTTGTAATAATAGGATTGATTAAAGTGTATGCTACAAAGTTATGTTGACTTAAACCAAATATAGTTATATTTTTAAAGAATGGAATTTTTTGTCCACCTGCATTATTTGGTGTGTTTGTATCTCCTATATAGCCCCAAGTTGCGTTACCTGATATACTAGGATCATATTGATTTCTGTTATTGTATGTGGCAGCGTTAGGATTAGAAGCTGTACCACCTGGACCTGCAATACCACCAACAGCTGGATTTATACCACCACGTGCACCAGCAAATACAACCTGTGCATTGTTACCATCTGCATAGTAATAATTATAATATGCTTTCCACAAACTTCTTATGATACCACCTGCTGTTGGACTACCTGCCGCTGTACCATTGTCATCATGGAATGTTATGGATATTGGATCATACTTAATTTTACTCTGTATGATTCTTTTACGATTATATTGATTTAATGCTACGGTATCAAATGTAAATTTAGGTAATCCTGCTGTTTTTACATCTAGCCCAAAATTTGTACCTGTACTTACATTTTGATTGTATGCTGTTGTGTTTATATCAAAATAAACATGAAATAGATACTTGAATTTAGGAGCATATTGATAGCTATTAGTCCTAAATGTTTTACTAGCGTGAGTGTAATCACGTAGGTAATCGCTGCCGAAAAATGTTCCGGCAGCGTCTTTCAATAGATTTTGAAAAAATCCACTCATGGATTATTTCCTAATTCTCTAATTAAAGAGAACCACCGATACCAGTAGCGATGGATCCAGCTGTTCTACCAACAGATGCACCAACACCAGAACCGATTGGTGATTGAATTGCGTTATCAAAGCGTACTGTCAATGAAATAGTAACTACTTCGTTAGTACCATAGTTTAATGTGTTGTAGTTAGCAGTTTGTACAAAGCATCCGTATAGTTCCCATGTCTCTAAGACTACAGGAGCCGCTGTTCCGTTACCACCGTCTAATACTTCAATATTTGTTTCAAATTTATAATCTTGTCCACTTGCCGCGCTTGCTTGTTCAACAAAGTCCATTTGCTTCTGTAATTGTTGACCAACTAGTTTGCTAACTGAGCCTGATGCATCATCACGAATATTAATAGAAAGAGTCTGCCATTGATGCTTACCTGCCAAATACATTGTTGAGTTGTATACTGGTAATGTAATTTCTTGGAACTGTACGTTAGGACGTGAACAGTCAATAACTTGTTTTGTTAAGTTTACTGTACTGCCACCTGTACCAAAATTCAAAAAGTTAACTCTGAATCTGAATTGTAGTTTTGGCATTAACAAGCCCTGATTGCCGCCGGCATTATCAGATGCTACTGTCATGTTATACAATGATTGTGAGGCTGTTGCCATTTTTATTTCTCCTGTTAATCTTATTTATCTATAAAGATAGCCCTTTCGGGCTAGTCTTTATTTGTTTAAACCTGCTATTCCACCTGTATTCAACACTCTTACTGGAATGTAAATGAATTCTGCTGCCTTAACAGGCTCGATTGCAACATCGATCCATAATTCATTTCTATCAATTCTAGCTGGAGTATTATTACTTTGGTCACAAACTACCAAGTAATCATACAATCCACGTTTAGAAACTAAATCAACAAGCAACGTTTGAACAACACCTGCCACTGCATTACGTGTCAATGCATCATTAGGTTCAAATACGAACGGTCTTGTTGCTAGTGTTAATTGTCTACGTATGTAAGCAATTAAACGTGCAACGTTAGTTCTATCCAATGCACTATTAGATGCATAACTTGTCTTGTTACCAAAGTTCAATAATCCAAGACCAGTAAAGAATACCAATGGATTAATGTAGTTGATATACAATGTATCACGAATACCAACGTTAGTCTTGATTGGAACAAATGCACCTGTAGTTCTGTTTAAATAACCAATGTTTGTTGCATTGTCAATGATACCGCGACGTGTACCTGCTGCCGCAAACCAAGGATAAGCAATTTGGTCATTTCTTAAGAATGTACGTAACATCATATGACTTGGGGGTACTGCTACTAAGTTACCACTCAAGTCTGTTGTTAATCCACTTGGATAGAACAGACCTAAATAAGTATCACGTGTTACACAACCCTCTTCGTCAGTTCTTGGTGCACTTGCGGCATTAGTTGCCCATGCTTGAATAGCTGTAGCATTAGCTGGTAATCCCATTGGAGTATCACCTAAAATATAACCAGTATCACCACGATCCGCATTCAATACAACCATATTAGGTTGTAGTTCTTCATAGTAAGGACATGCAATCAAGTTAAAGAAGTTATCTTCATCACGAATATCTGTGTTTGTATCAACCACGCTACTTAATGATTTAACTACCATTTCACGTTGAGCAAATCTTCCCATGAATGGTCTGCCATCTGTTTGATTACCACTTACTGTTACCCATGTGTAACTGAATTCCGGTAAGTTATCGATATTAGTCGGTGAACCAGGATTGTACACACCTGCATTAGGATAATTTGCACCTGTAAAATAATTAGTCATAAATTGTTTTACATTATAACCTGAACGGCGTGTGTTCCATAGTAGCATACCATTTGGGTAGATTGCTGGATCAGGTGCATCTAAATCAATATAATTGCTAGTTAACATACTCTTGATTGTTGGGATAGGATCATCAACTGGATTGATAGCACCTGAAGTACCCCAACGTGCATCTTGGAATATGATACCGTTGCTACTTGTGTTTGCTGTATTGCGAATCAATACCCATGTGTCAGTACCATTAACTAACTGCCAACGATGAATTACTGGGAATAATTCCAATGCATCAATACCTGTATCTATCCACAAATCACCATACTCTAATGATGTACCATCACTCTGTACTGTAGGTGCAGTTGCACTCATGATAGGACCATTTGGATCCGTCATGTTGCTACCAGTGTGTGCAGGGAAACCTGAGCTATCATAAGCTAAATTATTGTAACCATTCCATACACCACCATAGTTAACCATAATGTCAACTTGGTCATTCACGCTATAGAACCAGTTGGTCATGTCAGCTGGCAACTGTACTGGGGCACCGTTACTTGCTGTGTATGCGAATCTAATCCAATTGCTTAACTGTGTTGCATAGGCTTGCGGTGCAGGGCTACCACTTACATAGGTCACTGCATTGATACTGTTACCTGTAAGTGAATTAACACTAACAACTTTAACTACTAAGTCATTAGCTGGACTTGTTCCTCCCAATGTTGTACCTGCGATTGTTATTTCATCACCGGCTGCAAATCCTGTGCTACCGGCGCCAACGCCATTGCCATTTAAAATATACTTACCGTATTGCGGACTTACTCTGATTGTAGCACCAGTTCCGCTACCAGTAGTTGAAGTCTGTGACACAATAAAGTTTTGTGAGCGTGATGTGCCGTATTTTACACCAGTTGTAGTACCTACAACAATACCAATCTGTGATAATACGCCACTTGGTTTACCTTGATTTGCACCAGATAAAAGTTGGTCATATAATAAAATCTCACCACCTGAAGTATGAGTAAGTTGGATAGCACCAGTTGTCGTAACACTTGCTGTTGTATATGGTGCACCGGCTGCTGTCCACGCTGTAACAAAGTCAGTAGCGGTCATTCCATTTTCAATGGTCATGTTATAATAACCAGATAATGACGTTGAACCTGGGATACTTACTTTGATACCCATTGTAGTTGGGCTTTCAATAAGACCAGTCAATGTCCAATTGGTTGTAGTACCTGTGACTACAGTGGGTCCTGTAGCTAAACGCTTCCATAAATATACCGGACCTTGATTAAATTGATTATCAAAACCATACTGTGCATAAACAGAATCTTTTGGTATAGCCTGTCCACCTGTTGCGTCTAGTGTACTATCAACTGTCCAATCAGCGGTAGCTAATGCAGTTGATTTTGCACTCCATGATTGGGTTAGTGTTGAATATTCATTTACTACCGGAACTAATCCGTTGCCTGAACTACCAACCTTAATCCATACTGAACCAGTTGGCGCAGGCTGTGCTTGACTAGAAGTCCATAATGGCATTTGTGCCGCTGTACCAAATGCAACAACAGGTTGATAATAATAACCAACTGTTAATCCCAATGATGTTAATACAGTACCAGAACCACTTATGATTTGTAAATATGGACGTTGACCTACCAACTCAGGTTGTGCTGAGTAAATGTTTAATTTACCAGATGTAACGCTAGCACTAACATATGCGAAACCTAAGTTATTAATCGCAGTAGCTAAACCTGCTACGTTATTATTAGGACCACTTGGAACTGCAACTGTGAAATTAAATGCACCGTTAAGATTGAATGTGATTGTATCACCTGCGCTTAATACAGGATTAGAATTTGTACTCTCAACTGTTGGCCAATCATTGCACCAACCGCTAGAACCAACTACTACCCACTCATTGTTAGTTGTTTTATAGAAATACTGTCCGTATGAATCCGGAGAACTTTCTGTAATTTGAATTGCATTTACGGCATAATCACCTATATTACCGATACTGTTCATAGGAACTTCACCAGTTAACATATCTGATTGATAAATTACTATTGGCTCATAATATGTAAATGTGCCTGTCGTAGCATTAAACTCATTAATACCCCATGTACTAGTCAAAGAATCTAACCAGAATGTACCGCCTGCTGGTGCACCACTTGGACGACTTGTTGTACCTACTAGGCTTGCTAGATTGATGTCTGCTCTTAAACAATATACACGATTTGCCGCGCCTAATGCGCTGTATGCGGCTAATAGACCATATTCATTTAGCTCATAACCCTGAATAGGTGTACCATTAGTTGTAGTATAGAAGAAAGGAGTACCATAAGTATCCACTAAATCTTTTTGACTTGTTGCTAGATATAACTTACCTGCGTTAGCGGCAGTAGTACCTGGCGCTACGCCTGTACCTGAAGGGTTAGATTTGTTCTGCGCCGTTGCAAAGATTACTAATGGAACGGAGCTGGTTGCGGCTGGTAAATATTGACTTTGGTCAATAATCGTTACTTCTACGCCTGGTGATGTTAATGCCATTTTATTTTTCCTTTTATGTAAGATTATGAGGTTTACAACCTGAATGCATACTATTATTTATTAA